CTTACACACTACAAAGAAACCAAAACCCTATAAAAGTATATCAGTATAAAATGAAATATCCCACCCATGCGTTCTGCGATTGAATTTTTTTCCTGAGTAGAAAAAATCTGCGATAAAATAAATTTAGTGAGTGTGATATAAAGGGGAATAGGGATGCGCCGGAATGTAGAGCCAGTAAGGATTGCCGGTCATGCGCAAAAGTAATATTAAGATACGAAGAATTTTTGATATTGCCAAACATAAGCCTGGCCTGCGTTTCATCTAACATACTGAATCATTTGTTAGATATTATTTAATTCAACGTGGACTCGAAATAGAAATCCTTTAAAAAATATAAAATTTATTGAATATTTACGAATTGCATAACTCGTTGATAATCAATAAGTTAGCATAAGTGACTGATAATCAATGGTTTAGGAATGTCTTATATAATATATTATGTTAAATAGCTAACGCATTGAGTATCAATTAGTTATGCGAAAAAAACTATATAACGGATATTATGTTAAATAGCAGAATCGTAACTCGTTGATTATCAGTCAGTTATGCCGGCAAAGATTTTTTATAGAGAATCAATGCTTTATACATATTTTTTTTTATAATGTCATAACTCGTTGATAATCAATAATAAATCTTTCAAAAACATTTTGCCACGTCCCGAAATTGTCGTAATTTAGTGTATTGAGTTGAAAGTAAGGCTCACCACATTAAAAAAAAATTATATATGAATAGTAAAATGACAAACGAATTTAACCAATATACCGATATCGCGTATAATACATCTCGTAACGAAAGACCTCAATATAAAAACTTTGCGGCGAGTAAAATGTCTCAAAGTGTTAAACCTAATTCAATTGTAGAATTTACCGATTGGATGGGTAGAAAACATAAAGTTGCGGTTCGCAATAATACCGAATTAAAAAAACAAATGAAGTTTTTCGGTATGTTGAAAAAAGAATCTTCAACGATTAACCAAATTATTGGACAATATCCAATGTCGTTTGGTAAAGTTGAAAAGAAGTTCTTAAAAGAATTGAAAAACGACTTAAAGTCTTTTGGTTTGAATAAAAGAGCCATCGAAATAGTGTTAGGTTAATACCTACACTATTTTTAGTTAATAACCCTTAAAAGTAAAGTATATGAAAAGTAAAGTAAATGTAAAGAGTAACTATAAGATTAAGTCAGTTACAAAAGAATTAAGATTAAAAGAAAATAAGTATGAGCCGTTTGACTACATACTATATAAGGTAACGAGTCCAAATAAGGATGTAAAGTATTTCAGTAATAAAAAAGACGCTACTGAATATGTCAAAACCTTAACCAATACCAAAATCAATATAGTCGATGCGTTTAAGGAAATCAAACGAATCGAAGGTATTAAGAAAAATTATTCACCAATTAGAAAATAATCATATGAACACACACATTACAATTTTTGAATTTATTGTTATTTCAATCGGTTCAATTTTCAGTTACGCTTTTATTAAAGCCTTTTATCAAACATACATTAAAAAGTAATCATTATGAATAGGAAAAAACGAAACGATAGAAACCACATAGTATACGAAATAGTTAATACTGAAAATGGTAAGAGTTATATTGGAGTTACTGCGGCTATTGGTAGACGTTTTAACTATTCAGCAAAACTTAGATTACAAAAACATTTCAGTAGGGCTCGTAAAGAAAATAAGAATTGGGCACTATATAACGATATGAGAGAATATGCACAAGAGGTATACGAATTGTTTATAGTAAAGATAGTAAGAGGTAAAGCTGCGGCACACCAATACGAAACAAAACAATTACAAAAGTTCCACTACGAATTAAATTCAACACACTAAAAATATTAATATGAGTAAAGGTCAAACGGACAATGAATTATATGAAGCATTGATTGAGTTAGGATATGATTTCGGCGAAATAGATACCGAAGATTTTGATGAGGATGGATTTGCAGAGACAGCAGTCAATTTAGGATATCGCTGGGATGAGAATAAAAAAGAATGGTATAATAAATAAACATATGAAACGACACATACCCTGGTATCCAATAAACGAAGTTATTAAAAATATTAAAAAGTAAAGTTATGAGTAAAGTAAAAGTAAAAGAAATTAAGTTAGGTAAAAGAGGTTACAAAGCAATCGTTAAGAATAAGAAATTCAATTTCGGTGATGGTAAGCACATCTATGAAGTGATTGAGTTATCAGGTCCTAAAATGGACAGACCTCGTATCTTTGTCGACGAGGAGTCAGTACGCAAGTATGTATCTTCATTGGATACTGAAATGAAAATGGATAAGTTGGAAACTAGCTTAATCAAAAACGTATTGAGTAAAAAAGAAAAAAAGGAATTGATTGCGTCCAATATATTAGAGGGTGCATTAGTATCAACCAAAGCAACATTGGACCCGGCATATAGTACATTCTACAATGGCGGTAGCTTGAGTGTTGAAACTACAACTGCTAATGGTGAGGACACCGACAAATAATATACTATGAATTACTATCAACTAATCGCATTTGCACAACAATTAAAACAAAATAATATGAGTAACAGACCAACACACAATCCGAACACATTTGACGGCATGGATTCACCCAGAGACATTTGGGAGAGCAAAGTAGGATATGATTCTGCTAATAAGAAAATGATTGCAAAGGTATATAAACACTTATACAATGTAATGGAGTTTGTGAGTAAACCATCGTGGGTAAAGATAATTACTGAAATGTTAATCGAAGATAACAAATTAGGTACAGTAAGTGTTAACGGATACTATTCAACTATACGCACTAACTTAAAAGACATTGGAGTAATACAATACAATGGTCGTAAAGGATTGAGTAAAGGGCCCAATTGGGACAGGTTTTATAGTGATGAAGATTGGAGTTGGTTTATAACTAATACCAATAGTGGTGGGTATGGTACGATTATTAAATAATAAAACAAATACAAATGAGTAAATTAAAACAAGCTCCTAATTGGAGAAAAAATGGTAGTCTATTGAAAACACAAAATGGATATAGATTGATTAAGATAATGGAATTATGTAGTATTAAAGATTCAACCAAGCTGAATAAGAAAGCAGAACGTGTTGCAAATATTATGAATGCTTACTATGGAGTTGACTACTTTACAAAGAGTAATGTAAGTTGGCCGATGCGAGCAGTGTTGGGCAGTATAAACAAATGGACTACAAAAGACGGGCCGAATGGCAGTTTTGATAAGAAAACGATTGATAGAGAATTGTTTCATATCAGAAAGCAATTGGGAATTACATTAAAATAAATTTGGTAATGTCAAATATTTGTCGTATATTACATATAACAAAGACATTAACACAATAAAGATACAAACGAAGCAAAGGTAAAAGCGACCCGCCTTTATGGAGTTTGAACAATTAATAACTTAATGGGAAGCAAAAAACAATTATGGCAAAGAAAATTGCAACAAAAGTGAATTACCAAGTAACCGAATTAGTAAACAACTTAAACGAAGCAGCAACGACTCAAAGTGAGCAAAAGCGTGACTTCTTTACAACAAGAGCATTGTATAACGCAAAGCGTTTGTCGACTATCTTATCTACGGCTAAAGTAGGTGCGATGGCATTAGTGTTAACTATTGGTATGGTAGCATGTGGTGCTCCTGCAACTGATGCAACAGCAACAACTGATTCAACTGCGGTAGTAGCTGATACAACTGCAACGCAAGTAGTAGATACTGCGGCAGTAGTAAAATAATTTAGCACGAGGTTGTAAAGATTCCATAGCAATATGGTTGTAAAGATTCCTCGTCCTAATGAAGCGGTGAAAGTGTAATGGTTACCTCACGGACGTAAAAGCCCATGGGTTGCACACCTACCATACCAGGTAGGACGGGTTAGTTCAAATCTAGCTCACCGCTCTATATATCAAAAGCATATTGGTTACTTTACAAATGGTTATTCTCCGATTTACTTTACAAATGAAGCTTTGATATCATTTAAAGTGGCACCCCCAATAGTGCCACTTTTTTTATAACCAAACATAAACGAATGATTTATTTAAACACGAAGGTGCAAGGGTTAGGTCGTGCTCCCGCCGTAAAGATAACGAGTATGGCTTTACGATGGTGCAAGAGACATCTGGGAGTGAACAAACGAAAAAAGTTTGAACCAATCTGGAACATAGTGAAAGGATATGACGATAATGATTGTGGTGCATACGACGCTGACGATAACGAGATTTGGATATACTGGGACCAGTGCGAAACGGTTCGAGAGTTAATACAAACTAGCATACACGAATGGACACATCAATTACAACCAATAAGAACAAAATATTATAAATACCCAGGCACGTATAGTCGAAATCCATACGAGAGGGAAGCGCGCAGAAACGAAGATAAGTACACAAAAGAGTGTTGGACACATATTAAAAAACAAATAAGAAAATGGAATACGCAATAAAGAAACTGAAACAAGACGAGGTAGTATTAATGAAAAAAATTAAAGGTCTGCAAGATGGCAAACCGAAGTGGGCAGCAAGTGCACAACTTGACGAAATCAGGTCCGCTATTAAACTGTTAGAACGATATGAGAATATAACAGAGCAAGACATAGAAGATGAAGATGAATATCTAAAACAGGTATTCGAAATGAGTCCACCAAAAGCAAAAGCATAAGCCGGACAATCTTAATAAAAATAAATTCAGTTAAGTTATGAATAGTAATAGTAGTATAGTACATAGTATACATAGTATAGACATAGAGAGGTATAATAGTATAGAGAGTGAGAGAGCCAGTATTATGGCAGATGCAGAATTTCAAAAGTGGTGCAGTGATATGAGAATAGGCAGTAGAGTAGAAGTGAAAGATTATAGAGCTTCTGAACTCATGCAACAATATACAAACTATCCTAAGTGGGTAGCACGTATGTTTTAATTACGATATGGTTTGTTTGATTCATATATTCGTTTATTTTTTTTAATTACAAAGAGCTCCTAATCATAGGATGACCCGATAGCAGATAAAAGAGCTATCGGGTTCTTTGTGCTCTCTCGTGCCGCACTTAATTACGTGTAGCTCAACGAAAACAGTTTGCTGCAAACCGGGTCGGATACGTGCGAATACCGGGGACCAATTTTTTTGCTATGGACGCAATTTTGATATGATATATGATATACACAAAGTGGATTTAAGTGTTTTTCTTTTAGTTAAGATATACTTATTAATACGATATCGGAATAGGTTGACTTATTTTCTAACTTAAACAAAACGAAAATGGCAGTATTAGATTTCGTATTCTCACTAAAATTCATAGTGGGTGTATTGGTAGGGTGGAATTTAATCCCTTACGCAGTAGGATTTGTAAAAAG